ATTTGATCGTATAATTTCTAAACTAAACAAATAACAAAAAATGGCTACTTCGATTACTACCACTTATGCTGGTGAGTTTGCAGGCAAGTATGTTGCTGCATCTCTTTTATCTGCTCCAACCATCGAGAAGGGTGGAGTTACTGTATTACCTAATGTACGTTACAAGCAATTGTTACAAAAGGTAGCAGACACTAACCTTGTAAGAAATGCTACTTGTGCATTTACTGATGCATCTACCATCACTCTTACTGAGCGTTTCATTACTGTTAAGGACCTACAGGTTAACCTTGAATTATGTAAGGCTGACTACTTTCAAACTTGGCAAGCTGCTGAGTTAGGTTTTTCTAACTTCAAAGAATTGCCTAAGTCTTTTGCTGACTTCATGATTGCTCGTGTAGCTGAGCGTGTTGCTGCTAACATTGAGACTGCTTTCTGGACAGGTTCTACTGCTACTCAAGGTTCTTTCGATGGTATCTCTACTATCGTTGCCCTTGACCCTGCTCTTCCTGCTGCTCAAGAGGTAACCGGTACAACTGTTACTGCTCTTAACGTAGTTACTGAGTTAGGTAAAATTGTTGATGCTATCCCTGCTGCTCTTTATGGTAACCCAGGTTTACGCATCTATGTATCCACTAACATTGCTAAGGCTTATGTACGTGCATTGGGTGGGTTCTCTACTGTATCAGGTGTAACAGGTAACGTAGCTCCTGCTCCTGGTGTTGGTGGATTGTCAACTACTTGGTACAACCAAGGTGCTTTGAGCATTGATGGTATCGAGATATTCTGGGCTCCAGGATTGGCTGCTAACACTGCAATTGCTACAACTGTAGATAACCTATTCTTCGGTACATCTGTATTGAGTGACTTGAATGAGGTTAAAGTTATCGACATGGCTGACATCGATGGTTCACAAAATGTACGTATGATCATGCGTTTTGTTGGTGGTGCTCAGTACGGAGCTGTTGAGGATGTTGTTACCTACGGTATCGTAAACTCAGTTAACTAATACTAATCATGGGGGTGGGTAACACTGCCCCCTTTAATACTTAATAAAATGCCTTGTACAATTTCAAATGGCCGCACCGAGCAATGCAAGGATAGCATCTCAGGTATCCAAGCGGTATATCTATTAAACTACGGTATATATGACCCGGACCCCGCTCCATCAGGTGATGTTACCTATGATGTTACTCCAGGATTTGAGGACCAAATCACAGGTATTGCTTTGCCTGCTTTGTCCTCTATCTACAAGTATGAGCTTAAAGGGAACAACGGTTTCAACACTACCATGAACACATCCCGTGAGAATGGTACTACTTTCTTCACTCAAACTTTGACTATTGAATTGAAGAGACAAGACCCTGTATTCCACAAGCAGTTCAAAATCTTAGCTTATGGCCGTCCACACATCATTGTACGTACCAACGGAAACCAATTCTTTTTAGCAGGTCTTTACAGAGGATGTGATGCTACTGCAGGAAGTGTTGAAAGTGGGGTACAGTATGGTGATTTTAATGGTTACAAAATTACTTTTGAGGCCATGGAGGAGAAGCCTGCGAACTTCCTTGACTGTAATACTGAGGCTGACCTACTTACCTTGTTAGGTTCACCTACTTTGGTTACTACTTAATAGTATACCATATCAACTGAGAAGGGGGGCACATTGCTCCCCTTTCTTTTTTGGCAACAATTTACAACTTGGTGAGTTATATATATATGCAGGTAGTTACCACCGATAATGTCAATGACCAATTTATATACTTTATCCCAAGGGAAAGTACTGTAGATACCATGCACCTCACAGATGAGAGCACCAATGTAGAGGTAGCTGTACCCATTACAACCTATACACCTGGTGACTACACCGATGAGATTGAGGCAGTCTTCCCATGTCAAGAGGGGCACTACTACCGTTTAATACTGAAAGACAATGCAGGAGTGGAAGTGTACCGAGATAGACTATTCTGCACGGACCAAGCACCTGCTAACTATACACCCAACAGCTCTGCCTACGTAGCTCCAAGCAGTGCTAATGACTTTTTAATGTACTGATATGAACAACATCCACATAGTTAATTTAGCGGCCTATGAGCCACCTGTTATCAAAGAGAGTAAAAGAGATAATTGGGTGGAGTACGGGGAGAACAATTTACATTACCAGTGGTTGCTTGATAGATACATCAACAGCACCACCAACAATGCAGTGATCAACAACATAGCCCGATTGGTATACGGCAAAGGGTTGAGAGCATTGGATGCAGGCAAGAAGCCCAATGAGTATGCACAGATGATTGCTCTATTTGATAAGGAGTGTGTGCGAAAAATGGCCCTTGACTTTAAGATGTTAGGGCAGTTTGCTATCCAAGTGCTATACACCAAGGACCACAAGAAAATAGCTAAGGCATACCACATACCGGTACAACTATTACGAGCTGAGAAGTGCAATGAGGAGGGGGAGATTGAAGGGTATTACTACTCCGATAATTGGGCTGAGGTAAAGAAATACCCACCAACAAGATACAGTGCCTTCGGCACCTCCAAGGATGACATTGAGATATTGTTTGTCAAGCCTTACTCAGTGGGGATGAAGTACTATGCCTACCCTGACTACCAAGGTGCACTACCCTATGCAGTATTGGAGGAGGAGACAAGTGACTACATGATTAACCTGGTACAGAGCTCCTTTTCACCGAGCACTATTCTTAACTTCAACAATGGGGTACCATCGGAGGAACAGCAACAGCAGATTAAGAGTGATGTGATGAACAAGCTCACAGGACCAGGTGGAGATAAGATTGTGGTATCCTTCAACCAAAACAAAGAGACTGCTGCCACCATTGAAAATATGCCGGTACAGCAGGCACCCGAGCTATACAAGTATCTCAGTGAGGAGTGTGTACGCAAGATATTGATAGGTCACAACGTGACATCACCACTGCTCTTTGGTATTGCTACTACCACAGGCTTTGGATCCAATGCAGATGAGCTGAAAAATAGTGCTATCCTGTTCAATAACATGGTGATTGTGCCATTGCAGGAGGTCATGCTTGATGCCTTTGATAAGATACTTGCCTATAATGGGATTGCTTTGAAGCTATATTTTGAGACATTGAACCCATTAGACCAAAGTGGTGACTTGACTACTGCTGATGAGATAACTAAGATATCGGATGCACTGAATAAAATGTCACCCAATGTAAGTGCTAAAGTACTTGAGGCCATGACATCCGATGAGTTGAGAGCATTGGCAGGCTTGAAACCTGCACCCGTACAGCTCAAGAAAGAGGATGTAAGTGATGAGGTGCTCAATGAGGTCCTTGGAAACCTTGACGGGGAGCAAGTGGATGGAGAGGTATGGGAGCTTGTTGAGGAGAGAGAGTACTCTGCCGATAATGACAGCACTGAGGATTGGGCTAACCGAGTCTTAGCACCCAAACCATCCATGTTGCAGAGACTTGCATCCGTGATTAAGAGCAACCCGAATGGATTTAGCTACCTGGATAAGTCCATCTATAAGGTGAGATACCGGTACAGTGAGAGATACAACAAGGATAACAGCCGAGACTTCTGCAAGCAGATGATGCGAAGGACCAACAACGGAGTGGTATACCGATTGGAGGACATTGATGCTGCAAGCAGAGCAGGAGTGAATGAGGAGTTAGGGCACAAAGGACAGCCTTATGATTTATTTAAGTTCAAAGGTGGTGTGAATTGTGGCCACTTCTGGACTGAGCAACTATACCAACGGAAGAAAAACCCCGATGGAACATTGAGGCCCGATAAAGCCCTCTCAAGCAACGAACAGGTAGCAACCATACCTAAGAGCTACCAGCCTAACCCAAGAGGCTCAGGTGAGGCTAATACCCCTCCTATTGATATGCCTAACAATGGACACCATCCCGATTACAATAAATAATGGAAGCACTACTCATAACAAGACAAGACCTGGTTAAGTATACTGCTGTCAATGGCAACGTAGATACTGACAACTTCATCCAATGGATAAAGGTAGCCCAGGATATTCACCTTCAAAACTACCTCGGTACTGACCTATTCAACAAACTTAAGGCCGATGTACTTAACACTGTGAGTGGTGCAGGTGTACCTACTACCACAGCCTTGACTGCAGGAGGTACAGGATATACTAACCTCACAGGTATTGCCTGCTCAGGTGGTACAGGTGCAGGCTTTGGTGTTGACTTGGTTACAGCAGGTAACGTGGTGGTATCTTACACCGTAGCTACTGCAGGAACAGGCTACACGGTAGGTGATGTACTAACCATCCAAGCAGGTAACAATGACGCTACCATCACCGTGCAAGCCATTGATGAGATACAACAGCCCTACCTCAACCTACTCACTACCTATGTGAAGCCTTGTCTCATCCATTGGGCCATGGTAGAATATCTGCCTTTCAGTGTGTATACTATTGCTAACAAGGGAGTGTTCAAGCATAGCAGTGAGAATGCTACCCCCATTGAGAAACCCGAGCTTGATATGCTGATTTCCAAGCAGAGGGATATAGCTCAAAACTATACTCAAAGAATGATAGATCACCTGCAGTTTAACAATGCACTCTACCCCGAGTACCATACGAACAGCAATGGTGACATTTATCCTGATACTAACAATTACAATATAGGATGGGTACTGTAAGAAAACCGAACAAGAGCAACATCAAAAAACTATTAACCTACTTAAACAGCAACAATGGCAAATGATATAGGATGGGGGCAACCGTACAGCATTGAGAATGGCTTTGGTATGGCTGCTGTTAACGGAGCCCTTGAGGGGTATGGTACGGTAGTTATCAATAGCTACTCAGGAGAGACTGATATCAGCTCCATTGATGAGGATAATAGAGTTACAATAATTGATGAGAGCCCAGTGTTATATGAAGATGCAGGCTTTCTTTATATTTTCTTTAATCTATCCGAGGGTATAGTGCCACAGTCAATGTCAGTTGATTTATATGCAGGTGGTGATTTGTATACAAGTGTAAGTTTAACTACCGATGGTATCAACTTATTATCTGGTTCAGCACCTACTACATGGTATGCTGTTTTGACTATTAACATTGACACAGAGACAAGTTACACCTTTACATCCAATACAATTGTGGGGTCATGAGTAACAACATTAAACCAAGCAAGTACCCTGTGGGCCCCGATGATGAGGCTGCATTGTTTGACCAAGCAGTTGCTGCAGGTCGAGCAGGTAAGCAGGATACCTTGGTTAGTGGTACCAACATCAAGACAATTAACGGAGCCTCTGTACTTGGTGAGGGTGATTTAACAGTTACCGGTAGTGGTAACCCCTCTACCATTGGTAATGGCTATGGCTTAGGTGTGAATGGATTGAATAATACCATCAGTGCAACCGTATTGATACCTGCCAATTCTATTGCTACAACTAACACCATCTATATCAAGGCCTTCATAGATAGGACTAATGTCAGTGGTACAGGTTCAACAACATTTAGATTTTACATAAACACCACCAACAGCTTAACGGGTGCTACCCTTCTCGGTTCAGCAGGTTCAATGGGTACAACTGTAAGGTTCCAACGGTTTGAAAGGAATATATATGTGGACCTTACTAACATGAATTGCTTTGCTACAGGTACAAGTGCACCAACCGATTACAATACAAGTGCCATTAGCTTAATACCTTTCAACAAGACCGCAGATAATTACCTCATCTTCACCGTGCAGCACTCAGCCTCAGCCACCGATATAGCAGCATGGAAAAGAGTAATAGTACAGAAGTATGCATAGCGTAACAGTCAATGATATTACATATACCTTCACCGAATGGGAGGAGATTGATGAGATTTATATTCACATATTCACAACCGATGGACAAACAATTTGTATTCCTAAAGATATTGCAGGCATTGATTAACTGCTTGGGTATTGCATACCATGTGTTTATGCTTAGCCTTGGCCTTGCATTGCTCCAACAGCCTGAGAATTACCTTAGCCTTGCAGGATGGGTCATACTTACCTACGATATATACACCATACTATACAACCAATATGAGAGCACAATTAACAATTCTAATAACGGCACTGCAGAATAAGTGGCCGCTTTACTTATCCATGATGGGTGCTTTCTTTATGCCTATCACAGGGCTCATGTTCCTGATTGGGTTTGCCATATTTGTGGATACCATTACGGGAGTGTGGAAGGCCCGTAAACTTAAGCAACCTGTTACCTCACGGAAGCTATCTGATGTCATTAGTAAGATGTTGCTGTATGAGGTAACTGTGATATTGTTCTATCTCATTGATTATTTCATACTGAATGATATCATCTTAACGTTTTTTTCTGTTCCTTTGATGCTAACAAAGATGCTATCTTTAGTGCTTGTATCCATTGAGGTGGTGAGTATTAACGAAAATTACAAGGCAGTAAAGGGTATTGACCTATGGATAAGTGCTAAGAATTTAATAACGAGAGCTAAGGAAATTAAAAGAGATGCAGATGAGATTAGACACAACCAAGATATTACAGGAACGCCTATCTAATGACCAATACTTCCAAGAGGAGGCTACCAAAAAGCAGATATATCTGCACCATACAGCAGGCAATGGCAATGCTGTTGGGGTAGCTCGTTTTTGGAACAGCAATGATACCAGGATAGCTACTGCCTTCGTCATTGGAAACAAGGGTACAATAGTACAATGCTTCAGCTCCAAGCACTGGGCATATCACCTTGGCATAGATAACCAAGACTTTGCACCTCATGGGTTAAGATATCAAAACCTTAACAAGTTAAGTGTTGGTATTGAGGTCTGCAATTGGGGCCCATTGAAGCAGGTCAATGGTAAGTACATCAACTATGTCAAGAGTGTGGTAGATCCTTCGGAGGTTACCGTCCTGGATAAGCCCTTCAAAGGTCATGTACTATGGCATAAGTATACGGATGAGCAGATAGAAAGCACCCGTCAGTTATTGGTGTATCTGTGTGAGACCTACAACATACCCAAGACCTATAGAAAAGAGATATTTGCCATTGATACGGAGGCTTTCAAAGGTACTCCAGGCATCTACACCCATAACAGTGTAAGGAAAGATAAGAGTGATATTTACCCATGTCCTCGAATGATTGAAATGTTACAAGCATTATGAGATACTTTTTACCCTTATTGATACTGATAGTATCCTGCTCAGCTCCTAAGAGAGCACAATACCACTACAAGCGTGCCTTAGCTAATGGGCTCAAGGTAGTACAGGATAGTGATACCATCCGCATAGCTACTGTGGACTCAATCCCAATAGTACGTAATGATACCATTTTTTGGGAAAAGGTCATCACCTACAAGGATACGGTGGTGCAGTTTAGAACAGTTACCCTGCCCAAGACCAGGTGGCAGACGAGGATAGAGATGCGTGAGAGAATAAAGATAGAGAAGATACGTGGTGATGTCATAACCAAACAGCATGAGGTGGTGAGATATAGACTAAGATGGTGGCCTTTTTGGTTAGGCTTAGCTATCCCCTTTGTGCTTAGGTTAGCATGGGCGGCAGTACTCAGTAAACTCAACAGATGAGAAAACGCTTATTTTATGACATTGAGACTTCTTTCAATGTCGGTATATTCTGGAGAACAGGATATAACCTAACTATCAACCCGGGTGACATCATCCATGAGCGTGCTATCATCTGCATCTGCTACAAGTGGGAGGGTGAGGATGAGATCCACAGCCTAACATGGTCCAAGAGCCAATGTGACAAGGCAATGCTCAAGCAGTTCATTAAGGTACTACATGAGGCTGATGAAATTGTGGCCCACAATGGGGATAGGTTTGACCTTAAATGGTTACGTACAAGAGCTTTATTCCATGGTATTGGTGTTATGCCATCACCTAAGACTATTGACACCCTTAAATGGGCTAAAAGATACTTTAATTTTAACAGCAACAAGCTCGACTATATTGCCAAATTACTCAAGGTAGGGGCTAAGATGGATACAGGAGGCCTTGACTTGTGGAAGGATATCGTATTTCGTAAGGACCAGGAGGCCTTAAATAAGATGGTAGCCTATTGCAAGATGGATGTTGAGGTACTTGAGGCTGTATTCAATAAGCTCAACAGCTATGCAACCCCACAGCACAACTATGCAGTGCAACATGGAGGGGAGAAATATGAATGTCCTGAGTGCGGTAGTACTAATTACGTATACAACAAGAAGGTAGTCACTGCAGCAGGAACCGTACACCATTGGCTAAGGTGCCGAGACTGCAATAAGCATAACAAAATCAACCATCAGGTATTCACTAAGTACCAGGAGTATATCTACAAGCGTAAGAAAAATATCTCTTAAGTTAAATATCTAAGTATTTTTCACCACTTTTAAGTTAATTACTCGGATTTCTGCCGATTGCACCCCCTTATTTTTACATTTCCTTATTTAGAATGAGTCTAAATTTATGTTCAAAATTAGTTGATAATGAAACTATTTGTATATTTGTCAAGTATTAACACTTAAACATTTAGTTATGACAAGAGAATTTGAAATGGAAATGATCATCCTGGACATGGAGCAAGAGCTTCGGGATGAAATGCAGGAAATGCTTGATGCCTTTGGTCCACATGACTCAGGCACTAACTACGCAGCCACCAAGTGGGCAGTGATGGATGATTTATTAACCCGATTAAATTTGACCCCTTATGAAAAATAAAATCTTAGACGATGTTTTTGCTGCCATTGTGGTGGTAGCTGTACCGGTAGCTATGTATCACCTTCTAATCTTTTTGATATGCAGATAACTTGGATGGAATTTCATGACAACTACAATGTGGATGTAAGGTTCACAAGAGATACCGGAACCGAGATAATGGGGATGGTGACATACCTGCAATATAGTGCGAATAGACCTGCATGGATAGCCTGGCAGGAGTTCTACGCTGAGGGTGACATCTTTAAGGATATCCGGTACGTGCTAACACTACCCGAGCTCAAGGCCATTGAGCAGTTAATGAATGAGGCACTTAAGCACCCTGATGGACCCAATGCTCATACTATGAAATTATTTTACGAAGATACGCTATGAAAGGGAAAACACTATACGAATGTGCACGGTGGTGGAGGTCTCAGTCCTTCAGCCATGACATAGGAGGTAGCTTCAACACTGAGCTATATTACGAATACTTAAAATGCAAAGCCAAATGTTCAGACTTCAATACTACATCCACACCCAACTCATCAGAGAGTGGGTGTTCAACAGCAGAGGACTCTGCCGGTGGAAACAAAAAGAGCTCCTACTTTCAGGGGATTGTCAAATGGGTAACTTCAAAATTATCAAGGCATGAATAAGGAGCAGTTAATTAGAATACTTTACCCTACCGTACCCAGCAGGGCACTATGTGACTACCTTGGATACACCACCTCACAGCTCTACAACAGAGTCTTTAACATGGGGATAAAGAAAAACCCACGCATTAAGTACCTGCAGAACAGAAGGCTTGCACTCAACTCAGGTATCAACAGCAGATGGAAACCTGGTCATAAGGCACACAACAAGGGTAAGAAGATGAGCAGTGAGCTCTATGCTAAGGTGGAACGTACCATGTACAAACCTGGCAACAAGCCCTTCAACACCAGGGAGCCTAATGCAACCACCATCCGGTATGACAAGACAGGAAGGCCCTACTCATATACTAAGGTAAAGGATAGCCTTTGGGTGCTCACTCATCGGTTGATGTGGGAGTCTATTTATGGACCAATACCCAAAGGCCATGTGGTTAGATTTAAGGATGGCAACAACCTCAACCTTGACATTGAGAACCTTGAGTGCATCCCAATGCGTGAGAATGCAATACGGAACAGCATACAACGGTTCCCAGGTGAATTGCAGAGCGTGATAAGATTAAAGAGTAAATTAAATAAACAACTAAAACAAAAACAAAATGGCAAGAAACGGAATGAATGATCTAAGAGACCACCTCTTTGCAGCACTCGAAAGATTGAACGATGATGAATTAACACCTGAGCAATTGGCTACGGAAG